AGTTGGACAGAGGACTGAATCTTGTGGGTGATGTCTGCCTTAGCAGGCAATGCAGCTGCCAAAGTGATCCCCAATACCAAAAGTGTGCGGGTCATTTGATGCCAGCTTTGGTGTCTTTGTTATCTACGATAACGCCGTTGTCCTCTTTCTTTTTCTTGCCAAGCTTGCCTAAGGCTGGGGAATAAGACGCTGCAGTCCCTGTCAACAGGCTGGCCGGGAAAGTTGGATCGACGGCCTGAGAGAAGATGCCCAGATAGTTGGCGGTGAGGATTCCCATTGACCAAAGCAGGATCGTCACGCGGACAACATCACCCAGCCAAGAGTGCTGCTGTTCGTCCTGTTCTTCTACCTTTGGCTGTGGTGTTTCTGCCATGGCGCAACAGAGCTACGCTTAAAGAGTAACTAGGTCGGGCAAATGCTTCTAATTCTCAAGCCCCTGGTCATGACCATGTGGCGTTCCCGCTCTTTCCGAGAGCTGATTGTCGCGATGCTGGAGCGGATCGTCACGCGCAGCGACAACGACTTGGACGATTTGGCGGTCAAGCACCTCAAGGATTTGCTGTTGCCTGACACAAGAGTTGAAAAGTAGGTGGCATCAGGCATCATCCAAGTGACCTTGCTGCTTGGGGCCATGGGTCTTGCTCTGCTGCCGTTTTTCCAGTTTTTCCGTGGTACGCCCCACCAGCTGGCTGCAATTAAACAACTTGAGGAGTCAATGCCAGCTGGCCTATTGGAAGAGCATGAGGACTGGTTTCAGGCGTGGAAGGAGAGTGGCTATGACCAGCAGATCTACATGCCCTACTTCAGGCAGCTCGACAACAAGACTGGAACGGGATACCGCGAGTGCTTCAGTTCAGCAGCTGCGATGGTGGCAGCGTTTTACAAGAAGGTTCGGACGGATGATGAATACAACGAGATCCGCAACAAGTACGGGGACACCACGTCAGTAGAGGCTCAGCTAGCAGCGTTGCGCAGTCTTGGTTTGAAAGCTGAGTTTCGCAAAGACGGTGACGCTGACATGGTTGAGCGTGAGATTGAGGCTGGGCGACCAGTTCTTGCGGGCTATCTAAGCGCAGGCAACATGCTGCGCGGAGAGCCGCCAATGTGCAGCGGCTTAGGGTGCGGACACTGGCTAGTGCTTAGCGGGTTCGCGGGGAAGAACAGCAGTGACCCTGAGTGGATCGTTCAAGATCCTCTTGGTTATCCCGAGATGGAGAAGGGTGGTCATAGCAATCCGCATTTGGGACGGAATGTCCGCGTGAGGCAGGCTGCGTTTTATCAGCGTTGGCAAGCTGAAGGACCCGGTACGGGTTGGGTGATCCTGATTAGCGAATAATCGACATACACGAAAACGCTGCTTACCATTCTGAAAAGTACACTCTGTAACAAATGGGCTGGGCAGACTGGATGCAGGTGTCCCCTTCCCTGCACGAGGAACTAGAAATTGAACGCAGCGTCAGAGAAGTGCAGAACTGCACAGACGAAGAGGTCTTAAAAACGCTCTGCGTTTCCTTGGTTAGGCAGTCATGGCATCAATCTCGCCTGTTGAGCCAAGCAGTAGGGCGCATAGGAGAACTTGACGCCAAAATTGCAACTTGGGATTAAAAAGCCCCCTTGCGGGGGCCGGATAGTCAAGAAAGGGTTTTGTTGGCCCAGTCCAAAAGTTCGTTTTTAGGAATGCCGCCTTGAATCCAGTTCGTAAACTCTTCAAATGGGTGAACGAATGTGTAAGTGCCATCAGCCTTAGAGACAGCGATGGTTAGGTGGTAGATGCGACCATGGTTGCCGTCCATGGTCTCAGCGTAGATAGAAGGCAAGCGACCTTGACCATCGGTGTACTTCTCGATGAGAAGTTGGCGCTGCGCCCAAACGGCTTCCTTAACTTGCTTGACTGTCTTGAACTTCATTGATCCGTGAGGTTGCGGGTCTCCCCTTGACCTCTCCAATATACACAGGTGGTATGCCATGCGCAAGTAATCGGTCAATAAAAAAGCCCCGAAGGGCTCAGAAGTCACCTGCCGGTCCCATGCGGTAGCCGGGTGAGCTGACAATGAACTTGTCTCCCCACATTTCAGACACCTCAACAGAAGCAGCAGTGAAGTGGCGCACAGCGCACACAGACACATGCACGTCATCGCGGTGAACCACCTTGTAGATGGGGTTCTTCCAGTCAGCAGGATCAGCCACCTTGTCAAAGGCTGCTTCCAACTCAGCCTGAGTAAAAGGAGTGCCGGTCGAAGAAAGGATCTTCATTTTCAAAACCGCCCTGTGGGCGGGAGGTGTGGGGATCTCTCCCCTGAACACCTCCAATATACACAGGTGGTATGCCACTGGCAAGAGGCTTAGCCAAATTTCCCGTTGAGCCTGGACCTATAGAGCCTGACGCACGACTCGTAGTGCCAGTTGGCTTGCCAGTCGTGCTTGAAGTAGCGCACCATTCCGCAATGGCTCACCTCCCATAGCAGCAGCCCGTCTTTCTCGACCTGCTTCATGGTTGGCTTCGACATAAAAAAAGGAGCGCGGGGCGCTCCCAGTTTCTCGTTCAACATTGAGCTTAAAAGTCAGCGTCTGTTTTGTCAGTCTTAGGAGGCAGCGTGAAGTCAGACACACGCAGCTGGAGGCTGTAACCCTTGCTGTTGTCTTTAGAGCGGGTGTACTCCTGCAGCTTGCCTGAGCCAGCAACAGTGATCTTGTCCCCTTTGTGCAGGTACTCCATCACGGTGTCTGCGCGTTTGCCCCAGACAGCACAGTTGATCCATGTGGTCTCGTCTTTGCCAGTGTTGGCAGCCAAACTGAACTCAGCGACCTGGGTGTCTTTGACCTCCTTTAGTTCAGGGTCTTTGCCGAGGTTGCCGTGAGCGGTGATGTTGAGCATTACTTTCCGTTGAAGAATTTGGAGAGGATCATCTTGAGGGCAGCATTTTTGACGCCGTCGTGATGTGCGTCTGCATAATGCTGCAGGTGGTCGGCTAGCTCTTTGCCAAGCCGAACCTGAAAGTGTTGGGCACGACGCCTATCGTCTTGCTTGGCTTGCTCTGTCTTCTCAGCAATCTCAGGCCTCTGGAGGTTTGCGGCATAACCTTCGTGCATCCGCTTTTGGATTGAAGCTTTTTCATCAGGCATACTCTTGCATTACGGCTTGAATCCAAGCCTCGTGTTTTTTGCTGGTGATTGCCGGGGAAATTTTAGCCGTGGCATTCAGCTTGAATTTAGACCGGAACGCATCACAGAAAGCGGTGCGGTTTGCTGCAGGCATGTCTTTAATCCATTGCAGCAGAAGCTTGATTTCGTCGTCTGACAAAGGCTGATCCTCTTCGGGCAAACCGGCAATAGCTGGTGCAGCTGCAGGCTTTGCCTTCTTCTCTTCGCGATGTGGATTTTCAACTTCTTCGCGTGCCCAAAGCTGCCAAGCAAGCCCAAAGTGTGCAGCAGCGGCTGTGCAGAGGCAACGACGGTGGCTGTCAGTCAGATCGCGTGCGCTGACCTTTTCAAAGGCAATCGCATTATTGCGGTTGTCCATGACAGCCTGAGGGAAATCAGGGGTGCGCTGGCCGTCAGGCCCGGTGAAATAGCCAACAACGTAAGCAGTGCCGTTCGGAGCTTTCCAAACGTGACCGCTGTCAACATAGTGGGCTAAGTGAAACTGAAAGCCGGGGGCGTGAACGTGTAGCAGGTGCATCGTGCGGCACCAGTTCACATAATCAGCCTTGTAGCTGCCGGATCCCTTTTGGCTTACGTCATCGGTGGTGATGACATCGCCAAGGTTAGGGAAGGGCTGTGACTGTGATAATGGCGCAGGGTTGTTCTCTGGTGTTGGCATAGCGTTTGTGGGCAATGAGGCTGATGACCTGTTCATCTGCTGCGTATAAAACTCCGTCGGCACAGCTGTCGAGGATCGATCTCGCCAACTTATCGACATCGCCAATACGAGCGGTGCAATGTTCAGGCGCTAGGGGTTTCAGCTCACCATTCGTGCGGAAGTGATTCTTAGGCCGTGCAAAAACAAAAGTGACAGAGACAAAGATCGGCTTGTCCAGCAAATCGGCCCAGCCTTCAGGTCTTGCTTCAAGAGCAGTAATGCGCACGTCTTGACGCCATGGCTTGCACCTCTTAGAGGATTCCACCATGACGCCTTTGCCGACGTGTCGCTTGCTGCCTTGCGGCGCAGGCTTCCCAAGAACAGTGAAGGTGAATGAGTTACTGCAGTTGACTGAAGGCTCGGTCAATGGCGCTGTTCAGGAGAGCCTGAGCAAGTTTTGATGCACTGAGTTTAGGCTGTTCAAACTCAATAAATTCACCAGCGATTGAGACGTTGGTCATGTTGCCTTTAGTGGCCTCTGAAATCTTGGTGAGCTTGTCAGCTCGGCCTTGATCAAGAACGATTTGGACGTTTTTCATTTGAGAGAATCGCAGGCTTTTTCAACACCAGCGTTGCAATCACGCTGGGTCATATCGGTCAGGGTTGAGTTGAGCGAGAACCAAAAGGCACCGCCCATCAGGAAACAAAAGACTGCAATGACAATGGCATTGGTCTTGGGGCTGCGGCGCTCAGGGTCATAAAAACCTGGGCTGCGATCGTAGATGCTGTTAGGAGTCATGAGCGAACGAGAAAGGGCTCATGCGCAGCAGTATGCCGTGGGTGGCATACCGTGTCAACGCTTGCCCTTACTCTTCTTCTTCTTTTTGGGTTTACTCGTGACCTTACTTACGGTCTCTATGTAGCCAGGGGGCTCTGGTACGCCCCCTTTACGCAAAATCTCTGACCAGTTCACGCAGATGCGAGACGCTCAAGCATCCCGCGATGTACTCCAAACTCAGGCTTGGATTTGCCGTTGAATCGCTCAACAGGTTTGTAGCCCCACTCGCCTTCAGGCACAGGCACCTCAGCAGTGGCCCAAATGTGCTTGCAGCCTTTGCACTGGCGTCGTCGGCTAATTGCTTTTTCGCTTGTGTGGCGTGATTCGAGGACGCTGATCCAAGAGCATCCGCATTCAGGGCACTTCATTAAAAATCAGGGATGGTGGCGTTGAAACGTCCCCAAGCGTCTTCCCACTCCTGCCACCCTTCAGGATCACTGTTGATGATTCGCGTGCGTTCAGGGCCGCAAACCACTGTGACCAAATCCGTAACCACCAAAGATGGGTGGTGTACGGCAAGAAAGCTCCTGTAAGCCTGGAGCTGGGCAGTTGCTGGGCGTCTGCTGGAGACCCCCTTTTTACTGGATACCGTCTTTAGGTCGCCCAAAATCACCCGCTTGTCGTTGGGATCTGTAGTGCGCAGCAAAAAATCGAAGCTGCCACCGATTCGCTTGATCTTGTCGCACACCGCATATTCAGTCGCCAGTGTCTCGACGCCTTTGAACAACGGCTGCTCAAGCAGCGGTTCTACCCATGGTGCCCACTTCTCGTCATAGATCGAACCTTCTCCGCGCAAGAACTCATCACACAGCACACGGTGGATTGTTCGACCTCTAATAGCCCAGCCATCAGGGCCGTCCTTTGTGCGCTCGATTGCAGCCTGTTGAGAGGGTGACATGTCGAACGAAAGCACGGTGCTGACGTTGTATGGCAGCCACTCACCATCAAGCCGATATTTGTGCTGTAACTTGAAAAACTCCAGTCCTGGAACGGGATCTAGCAGTTGTCTCACAAATGGCTTGCGTATGCGTCGCAAACGTGGCACTTTTGCGATGCAACGTCAACCGTTTGTGCCACAGATCAACGTCAGAATCACGGAGGACCAGCTCATTTGGCTGTCGTCGCAGGTCAAACCATTCCGCAACAAGTCAGCTGTCATCAGGGATCTCATCGATTCCAAAATGCAGGGTCTTGACTTTCAAATTTTTCCCAGTAGCCTAGCCACGTGCTCTGCTGGTGCGGGACCACCACAAAGTAACCACCGCCCTCTCATAGGTGATAAGCCTTCGCTGAAGCAACCTGAGGGCGTGTCAGACCTTCTGCAAATACAGCAGGAACTTCCGCAGTCAGCAGAGGCTGTTACATCCTCTGCCCAAAAAACGGACCACGAAAAAAAACATATAGTTGTTAAAAACGAAATTAAGGTAGAAAAAGCCCGTAAATCACGCGCTAAGAAGACCAAAGGCACCCCTGAGTTCGAGGCCTTTTGGAAGCGGTATCAAGGCTGTCGGCATCGTGCCAACGGTCAGTCCAAACCAAAGGCAATGCAGCTTTGGTGTCAGCTCGTTCCTGACGAGCTACAACCCGATGACCTCATGCGAGCCATTGATGGTGCGATTGAGGACATCCGATCAAGGCAAGGTGTTGGTGAATTTGCATCACCACTGCCTGACTGCTTTCGTTGGCTGCGTGATGAGTGCTACGCCGTCTACCTCGAAGACAACGCACCCGCGCCCACCAAGTCCTCCATGTTCCTCTGATGAAACTGTTTGAACCCGAAGCCGCTGATTCGTTTGTTTACGCCGTGGTGCCAACAAACGCCAAAGAAGGGGCCTCACCAGATTTCAAGTGCATTCGCGCTGGTGACATGGAATCAGCTCTCAACCAAATGGATGGCCGCGTTCGCCCTGCTGCTCCGTACTGCATGGGCCGTTTTGATCACGTAGGTCGTTACTGCACCTACTGCCCACCTGTTGAAGGCATTATGCCCGGCAGGTTTGTCCTGCATCCGATGGCAGACGTTGAATACAAAGACAGCCGCCCGTACTGATGAACCCACTTCAAGACATCACCTCAACGATCAGAACCCTGCGTGATGGCATTGCAAAGGGTTACTGGACGCTGGAGGACTTAGACACTCCTCCACCAGGCAGCATCAGCAAAAACCATCGCAACCTGCTGCGTGATGAACCAGCAGCTGAGCAAGTTGAAGCAGGCCCAAGCCCGCGAGACTTCGCACCTCCCGTCACCCCTGAACTTTTTGATTTCTGATGAGCAACCTGAGCCGCATCGAATTTGACGCCACTCCTGAGGAACGCAACAGGCTGAACATGGAAGCAGCCGCCCATGGCATGTCCCGCAAACAGCTGATCCGTGAGCGTGTGCTGTACCCACAGCGTGTCGCATCGCTGGGCAGTGGCCGTGACTGCATTGATCGCGCCATAGCTGCTGTTAATCGCCAATACAGCGGCATCCCCAAGCACCAGTTGGAACCGATCATCTGCACGGTGATCTGCGCCTTATCTGCTGAAAGGTGATGCGTGTTCTTGTTGCCTGTGAATACAGCGGCAGAGTGCGCGATGCGTTCCGCAGTCATGGTCACGACGCTTGGTCTTGTGATCTGCTGGAGTGTGAGGCAGATCCTCGATGGCACTATCAGTGCCCTGTTGAAGAGCTGCTGCACGATGGCTGGGATTTGATGGTTGCCCATCCGCCTTGCACCTATCTCGCGATTAGCGGCATGTGGGCCACTTACTCAGGCAAGCGTGATCCAGCTCTTACTGATCAAGCCTTGGCGTTTGTACGGCTGCTGATGGACGCACCCATCCCCAGGTGGTGCATTGAAAACCCCATCAGCATGATCAGCACCGCGATCAGAAAGCCTGATCAAATCATCCAGCCATGGGAGCACGGACACGGGGAAACGAAAGCCACCTGCTTTTGGCTCAAGAATCTGCCAAGGCTCAGGCCAAGCAACTGCGTTGAAGGCAGGGAGTGCAACATCATCAAGATGGGTCCAAGCCCAGACCGCTGGAAAGAGCGCAGCCGCACTTACTTGGGAGTGGCTGCGGCTATGGGTGAGCAATGGGGCAACCGTGAGCTTCCGCCAGTCGCTGAGCAGTTGCTGCTGAACTTGCTTGCTTGACATCTCTCGGTGGTATGCCATACTTATTGCATCAGCCGGAGACGGCACAACCTCAAGCCTCAAATGTCCCGCAATTTCGTTTCGATCAAAAAAGCAGCAAAGGCAGTCGCTTGCAAAGGCTGGGACATTCAGCCAGCAGGCAAGGGTCAGTGGTCTTTGGCAATCGAAGGCGAAGCCATTGGCACCGCTTCAAGCGCCAAGGTCTTGGCAATGGTCAACAAGTATTGGAAGGACAGCAGCTTCAAGCCAACTCCAATCACCTTTACCAATGACGAGTTGGATACCTTGCTGACAGAGCTTGAAGATCAAAGTCAACTCATGGCTTGGGAGCAAGGCGACCGTGAGCGATTTCTTGCGCTCCATTCCCTCACCAACAAAATTCGCAAAGCTCATGGCCTTGAGGTCTACCCGCTCACAGAAGGAGAGCAGAAGCGCCTTGATGATCCTGAACAGTGGTCTGCTTGACGGTATGCCATTGGCATGCCATACTTTGTTCAAGCGGGAGATCCGCACAGCCTCAAATCAATGTCTTACAAAATCACAGGCCTCAAAAAACTCGTCTCTAACGAGGGTTACGCATTCAACGCCAATCTCCGCTGTGGCACCCGCAAGGTTGCTGAAATCAGCGACGATGGTTGGGGTGGTCCTACCAATGTCGATTTCGTCTCAGAGGAGGCTGAACAAGCCTTCCGTGACGCCTGCCACACCACCTACCGTGAGCAGCTCAAAGACTTCTACTTTGACGTTTGCGAAGAGCATGTAGAAGATCTCGCCATTTACATGCAGAGGTTTGACGCTCGTGACTACTCCACCCCTTCCGAGCGCAACAGCACCAACGGAAAGTATTTCATCAGCGTTGATGACCCTGTTGAAACCATGGCAACCCTGATGTGCGAGGAGGTCATTTACGGCTGATGGACAATCACAACATGCGATTGCTTTGGTTCGAGTCTTTTCAGCGGCACCAAGAGCAGCTTGAAGCTACAAACCTCTTAAAGCTTCAAGCCATGGAATCCTCCACTCGTTACTACGTCGAGGCCAAGCTCAACGATCGCCTCGAATGGACTGAATGGGCTTACGACGAGCGTGAGCGTGATCAGCTCATCGCAGACGCTAAAGACTGCGGCTTCTCCTACACCGTGGAGGAATACGACTGATGTCAAAACAGATTCCTTCGCGCAAGCTACAAGCGAGCATTTCCCCTGCTGACTGGGCGCTCGTTATAGAGGTTGCTGAAGTAATGACGATCACTCCTTCACGCCTCGGTGAAATTGCCATTAGAGAATGGCTTCTTCAAAACCGTCGGCGCATATTGGATCATTACGGCTAGCCACACGTCGGGGAGCCTGATGCCTGAGCTTCCCCCGCTCAGGCTGAAAGCCATACAACACCCAAGAGGGAAAAGCAGGGCGGGTTGAGGTCCGATCCATCCCCCGACAACAACTTCACCACCATCTACATCTTCTTCAGATCGTCATGTCTCATGATTACGTGCCTTGCACCTTCGCAAGACCGGCAGGATCAAGAACTGATCTTGTTGTCCTTTACGTCGCCTCAGGTCATCAGCACGAAGGTGAAACCGTCATCTGCACCCTTGCTCCAAGTCAACGGTGGATCACTCAGCTAAACGAAGGTGACGTTGTTTACGTCCGTGATCGTATGCGCCTCGGTGATAGGGGCGACTACCTAGGTGATGCTTGCGCTAACGCCAAGCAACCGCTTTTTGACCAATACGGCAAAGAGCCACCGCAAGCCCCAATCCAAACCGTCGTCGATCTGGAGGCTGCTTACAACAACGAGGGCCGTGACTTGCCGGGGCTTCTCACGATTAAGACTTACCTCTCAGACCCTGAGCAAATCGGATTGGTAGAACGCCTTAGTGGGCATTGCACAAAGAAGGAGGCAGGACACCTGCTTCTCAAATACGCGATCAAAAACCTGCCACCTGTTGCAAAGCAGATGCAGGCGCATGATCTGTTCACTTGGCTGAACGACTTCTAAACCTCTCAGGGGCAGGCATCACGGCTGTTCCCCGTGCCTTGCCGTAAGTCCCCATCTAAATCAAATCGGTAAACGCCTTATGAGCTTTTTTCAAAGAGAAATGCAGCGTCTTGACGATGCTGAGTTGCCGGACATCCCTATGGATGTTTTGCAAAAGCCTGAAGTGATCGATTATTTGGCAGAAGTCCAACGCTGCATGATCTGCTGGGAGCCATGGCTGCTGAGGGATTGGCCTTTAAAGAAAATCGAGAGCCTCGGACTCAACTCTCAATATCAAGAAACTTTGGGCATGGTCTCAGCGGCTTCTGTTCATGACTTAGAGCGATATATGGAGCTGTATCAACGCTTTCGCGATCACAATGAATTTGAGTTCGAGGAGTTCTTTGCTGAAGTCTTGAAAATGGCAGAGCAGCAAGGCTTTGAGTGGGAAGGCCCAATGGACAAGCTCCCCCCTGTGCCTAACAAAGACTCATGAATCAACAGGCTTACGCCCGAGCCACTCAGCGCCAAAATGACCTCAACGCCTTTCTCGACTATGAGCGACGCCTCAGAGCTGCCTACGCCCAATCCAAAAATCCGCAACCTCCCAGATGGGGCAATTCAAGTCCTGGTCGGGGAGTTCAAGGCAACAGTCAGCTCGATGCACCTTGTTGAAGACAAGGTTGTTCGCCTTACCGATTACTGGCGCAAAGCCCATCAACCCGAACGCTTCTGAGCTAGCCTTGGCCCAAACCCCTGTTATTTTCAGGGCATGGCAAAGAAGTCAACCAACGTAGAAATCGAAGAGCGCGTAAACACTGTCTACAAGCTGTTGTTGCAGTCATATTCGCGCTTTGAAATCGTGCAATACGCTGCGAAAGAGTGGGGCGTGCAACCTCGCCAAGCCGATGAATACTTGGCACGCGCAAGACAGCTCATCGCTAAAGACTCAGAGATTGAACGGCCCGAATGGTTAGCCGCTGCGATTTCTCGTCTTGTGCAATATGAAAAACGCGCAGGTCGTGAGGACAATCTGCAGACAGCAATCAAGGCGCTAGAGACCCAAGCCAAGCTGCTGCGCTTTGACATCTGATGCCACTGCTATCAGGCATCACCAGCAACGAACCCTTGCTTGGGTTTGTCAATGACATTCAAGGTTTCGAGAAGCCCACAGCAGCAGAAGCCCTAGCCCGTGTTCAACAAGGGATGCTGCCCCACCAGGTCGCATTTTGCGAAGACACAGAGCACCGCAAATTGGGCTTGGTCTGCGGCTTTGGAGCTGGCAAAACCTACGGGCTGGTTTGCAAATCCGTTCACATGGCAGCCATGAATGTGGGCCATGTCTCAGCCTTGTTTGAACCCATCGCGCCGATGCTGCGCGACATCCTGCAGCGAACCATGGATGAGCTGCTGGAGAAGTGGGAGATTCCGTACGACTTCCGTGTAAGTCCGCTGCCGGAATACACCTTGCACTTTGCAGAAGGCAGTCACACAATCCTGCTCCGCACCATGGAGACGGCTAATCGCATTCGCGGTCAAAACCTCTGTGCAGTCGGCTTTGACGAGGCAGACACCGCTAACAAGAACGTGGCCACCCAGGCAATGCGCATGGCGTTAGCCCGCTTGCGTGATGGCAACGTGCAGCAGTTCTATGCAGCCACTACGCCAGAAGGTTTTGGCTGGGCCTACGAAACCTTTGAAAAGAACGCCAGTGATGACACCGCGCTGATCCGCGCTAAAACATCTGATAACCCCTACCTCCCTGAGGGGTTCATCGACTCGCTCCTGGAGAACTACCCAGAGCAGTTGATCAAAGCTTATTTAGACGGCGTTTTCGTCAACCTGAATACTGGTCAGGTTTACGACCGCTTCGACCGCGCTAAGCACGTCATTACAGAACTGCCAAACGTCGATAACGAACCCCTACGAATCGGGATCGACTTCAACGTGACAAACACCAACGCGGTGATCGGCTGCCGTCTCGGAAACCAGCTTCTCCTGATCGACGAGATCAGCGGTGCGCATGACACCGACGCCTTGGCACAAGAAATACAAAGACGATTTCCCGACCGTCGCATCTATGTCTACCCTGACGCATCAGGCGGCAACAGAAGCACGAATGCCTCACGAACGGACATACAGATCTTGGAGTCCTACGGGTTCAGCAATCAATCGCCGCGTTCAAATCCTGCCGTCCGTGATCGGGTTCTTGCTGTTCAGGGCTTGTTGGAAAATTCCAAGGGCCAGGTAAGAGTACAGATCTCTCACAAGTGCAAACGCTTGATCGAATGCCTTGAGCTGCAATCGTGGAACAGCAAGGGCGAGCCAGACAAAGAAGCTGGCTATGACCACCTCAACGATGCTTTTGGCTATTTAGTCGTTAGAGAGTTCTCGCCTCTCAATGCCCGCGCTGGTCGTGGTACTGGAATCAGGCTTTACTAAACTGATTGAGATGGGCGGGTTCTAGCTGTGTACTCAGGCTTTTCTGGTCGCCAACGTGTTGGCAATGTCACGACGGTGGAAAGCCCGAACACGGCTTACGTCAACATGGAGCCGCATTGGCTGTTGATTGAAACACTTTTGCAGGGCACTTACGGAATCAGAAAAGGGCACAGAAAATATCTTCCGCAAGAACCAAGAGAACTAGACGAGGCTTATGACAACAGGCTGATGCGTTCAACGCTTGCGCCTTATTACGTCAGGTTAGAGCGGATGTTGGCGGGCATGTTGACCCGCAAGCCTGTGCGGCTTGAAGACGTGAGTGATGTTGTTACTGAGCAGCTTTTTGACGTTGATCTGCAAGGCAACGACCTCAACGTTTGGACTTACGAAACGGCCCGCAAGTGCATTCGTTATGGGCACGTTGGAGTTCTTGTTGATGCGCCAAAAGCAGGCGAAAACGGCAGACCGTATTGGACGCAGTACACGCCACGCGACATCTTGGGATGGCGCTCTGAAATTAAAGACGGCAAGCAGGAGCTGACGCAGCTGCGGTTGATGGAAACCATCACCGTTCCTGATGGCCTTTACGGCGAGAAGCAGGTGCAGCAGGTGCGCGTGCTAACGCCTGGCGCTTTTGAGATTCACCAAAAGGACAAGAAAGGCGATTTTGTGCTGATTGACGAAGGCAGCACCAGCCTCAGCGAGATTCCGTTTGCTGTTGCCTATTCAAACCGCGTCGGTGTTCTTGAGTCGCGGCCACCATTGGCAGACATTGCCGAGCTGAACCTCAAGGCGTATCAGACTCAAAGTGATTTAGACAATATTCTCCACGTCAGCGCGGTGCCCCTGTTAGCCCTGTTTGGATTCCCCCAGGCGGCAGAGGAGATCAGCGCAGGCCCTGGGGAAGCGATAGCGCTTCCTGAAGGTGCATCGGCTCAATACATCGAGCCATCCGGCAATAGCTACAGCGCACAGTTCCAACGCCTTGACCAGATCGCTAGTCAAATCAATGAGCTAGGCCTTGCTGCTGTGCTGGGTCAAAAGCTCAGCGCAGAAACTGCAGAGGCCAAGCGCATTGATCGCAGCCAAGGCGACAGCACCATGATGGTGATCGCTCAGCAGATGCAAGATTTGATCGATAACTGCTTGGGCTTTCACGCGCAATACATGCAGCAGGCGCAAGCTGGCAGCAGCTTTATCAACCGCGATTTCCTTGCCACGCGACTTGAGCCGCAAGAGATTCAGTCACTGCTCCAGCTCTACACCGCAGGCACCATCACGCAAGAGACGCTGCTCAACCAGCTGTCTGCTGGTGAAGTGCTGGGTGACGAGTTCGACGTAGAAGAGGAGATCGAGGCGACGCAAACTGGAGGCTTGATCGAAATGCAGCAGCCTGAGCCTGAGCCTGAAACAGAAGGCACAATGCCAGAAGCAGAGCCGGAGGCAGAAGATGAGTTGGCTGGATAATCTGCGCAAGCGCAAACGGGAAGATCCGATCAACCGGCTGCTGTTCTTCTCAAAGCAGGAGCTGACGGAACAGACTTACGCGGTCATAAGGATCACTTGGTACTTACATGGCAAGATCACAGGCGTGTCTGAAACGTCGATTGGCCTGTATGACCAAGATGTCATTGCCGAGTTTTCTGATCTTGTAGGCAACGCGCTGCGTGCTGGCTGTGACGTGTCAGTTGCCTGCATTGATGACCCGCAATACCTGGGCATTTATGACTCATGAGCACGCCATCGGAGCTGTACCGCAATGCCATCGATCTCAATCGATTTAGCAACGGCGTTGCCAAGCGGATTGCTGTTACATACAACGATCTTGTCTTGGATGCTGTTGATCAGCTTCGTGGCATTGATGAGCTTGCTGCGCCTGCAAAAGCTGCACGGCTTCGGGCGATCCTCGCGCAACTAAAGCAGTCACTTGAAGGTTGGGCTAGCACCAGCACGCTTGCAGTTGTTGAAGACCTCCAAGGTTTAGCGGTGTTGCAAAGCGAGTTTGTCGCTAACGAGCTGCGGCAAGCATTACCAGTGAACTTGCGCGAGCAGATCCGCAGCATTCAGATCAGCCCGCAGTTTGCGCAGTCTGTGGCAACCATTGACCCGACCGAAATCAATGTGGTGTCACTTAGCGATGACCTGCAAGCGGCTGTCACCGGAGCACCTCAGACATTCAGCTTGACGGCTGCCCAGGGCACGACTGTGACGCTGCCAAATGGCAAGGTGCTGGAGAAGTCGTTTAGAGGCCTAGCTGAGTCGCAGGCAGATTTGTTCGCCAAGACGGTGCGCAATGGCCTGTTGACTGGTGAGTCAACTGACAAGATTGCGCGACGGCTTAAAGGTCGTTTGCGTTTTGGGCAGCCAGGTAGCTTGCGGCAGATTGCCCAAGCAGGTGGCGAAGTCACTGCTGTTGCCAACAATCAAGTGATGGCTCTTGTCCGCACCAGCATCAATCAAGTGGCGAACGAAACCAGCCAGCAGGTTTACAAGGCCAACCAAGACGTGACCAAGCGTTACCGCTACGTCGCAACGCTAGACAGCAGGACATCACCAATCTGTCGTTCTTTGGACGGGCGTGAGTTCAAGTACGGCAAGGGGCCAACACCCCCGCAGCACTTCAACTGTCGTTCAACGACTGTGCCCATCATTGATTACAGCGGCTTGGGAATCTCACGGCCACCACAGACAGAATTGCGCAGGCCTAACACTGCCTTTGGCCCATCGCGTGCAAGACGTGGTGACACTGTGCCCAGCAATCAGACTTACGGTGAGTGGCTGGATAAGCAACCCAAGGAAGTCAAAGCCGATGTGCTTGGTGCGTCGAAGGTTCCGTACTTCAATCGACTGACTGAGAAGTTTGGCCCGACAGTTGCCATACGCAAGTTTGTAAGTCAAGACGGCTCAGAGCTAACCTTGGATCAGCTCAAGCGTCGTTATCCCGATGTCTCTTCCAGCTAAGTACCAATTCAAGTCGCAGGGCGGTGAAACCAAGCCCAAGGCGACGGCCAAGAAAAAGTCCGCTAAAAAGGAAGCACCTTCGGAGGCCGACTGATGCCTGGACATTACGGAATGGGTAAGCCCAAGAAAAAGAAGAAGAAGGGCGGCAAGAAAAAGTAATGGCACGGAAGCAGCGCCGCGTTCCAAAGGATAAGGCCACTGGCCTGCCTAAGAAGTACCTATCAGGTGCGAAGAACCGCGCTGCCAAAGCCCGTGAGATCAAGCGAACTGCCGAGGCTTACAAGGCTGGGGAGTTCATCGACATCAAAGCTGTTTCCGCATCGAGGACCAAGCAAGGTGGCACCAAAAAGAAAACCACTAAGCGCCGCAACAAAAAAGTCTCTAAAAGAAAAGGCTGAGAAGTCCAAGTTCTTTTACGGCGAGCTTGCTGCGGTCTATCGCAAGGGTCAGGGCGCGTACCTGTCTAGCGGTTCTCGCAACGTGCCAATGGCAGCTTGGGCTATGGGCAGGGTCAACAGCTACATGCGTGGCGACAAGGCGCGTACAGCTGATGCTGCGATCTACGCCCGCTACAACAAGAAACGATGAGCATCAAGCGTGGTGGCCATACGTTTGCGGGCTATGACAAGCCCATCCGTACGCCGAATCATTCGAGCGGCAAGTCTCACGCTGTTGTCATTAAGGACAAAGGCAAGGACCGGCTCATTAGGTTCGGTGCGCAGGGTGCTGACACGAAACGTCCGCGCAAAGGTGAGAGTGCTGCGGATAAAGCTAAGCGGGCGTCATTCAAGAAGCGCCATGCAAAAAACATCGCGAAGGGCAAGACATCTGCCGCATATTGGGCAGACAAAGTAAAGTGGAGCTGAAAACAACCTTACGGGTTATTCATGTCTGAAGAGCACACTTTGGAGATTACGTCTCCCGCAGCTCCGAACAATGCCGAGCTGGATGCACTGAAAAACAGCATCCAAGCTTTAGAAAAAAAGAATTACGAGCTGATCGGTAAGCTCAAAGAAGCAAAAACAATCCCTGACGGCGTTGATGTTCAGGAGTTGCTTGAGTTCAAACGTAACGTCGAGCAGAACAAACTTGAATCAGAAGGCAAGTACACCGAGGCGCGTCAAGCTCTTGAGCAGCAGTTCCGCGAGGCTGCTGAAGCCAAGGACAAGCGGATTGCTGAGCTTGAAGCACGAGTCCGCGAGCTTGAGCTGATTGCACCTGCGAACACAGCATTGGCAGACGTGGTGCATGATCCCAGCATCGTATTCAAAGCAGACCTACTGAAGCCGGACCAAATTGAGCGCGAATCTGATGGCACTGTTGTTGTAGTGAACGGCTACGAGCGCAAGCCGATTGGTGAGTGGGCCAAGTCTTTGCCCAGCTATATGCAGAAAGCACCCAAGCCAGTTGGCAGTGGTGCGCCTTCAGGACGCAGCGCAGGTGGAGACATCCCACCAGGCACAAAAAATCCTTTTGCCAAAGAGTCCTTCAACCTGACAGAGCAATCTCGGCTCTATCGAACGGATCGGGATATGTATGAAAGGTTGAAAGCTGCTGCTAACCGTTAATATGTTGGGCAAGGCAAAGCTACGCGGAGCCAATCGGGTTACGCCCACACCGTAAACATCATTTCTGAGGATCTGTCATGGCGACTCTTCGCTCTGACATCATCATCCCTGAGGTATTTACGCCGTATATCTTGGAAGCCACTACACAGCGTGATGCCTTTTTGGCTAGCGGTGTGGTGCAGCCAATGGCGGAGCTGAATGCAGCAGAGGGTGGTGGTGATTTTGTTCAAGTCCCGCACTTCAAAGCAAACCTGTCTGGCGATTTTGAGCGTCTGACTGATAGCTCTTCGCTGACCCCCGGCAAGATCGAAGCTGACAAGCAAGTTGGCGTCGTTCTGCACCGTGGTCGTGCATTTGAGTCACGCGATCTGGCTGCTTTGGCTGCAGGTTCTGACCCGATGGCTGCTATCGGCAACAAGATTGCTGATTACATCGCCAACCAACGTCAGAAGGATCTGCTGTCCTGCTTGGCTGGCATCTTTGGCTCTGTTGGTGACACCAGCTCCGCTTCTTTCGCAGCTTTGGCTGTTGATGGCGAGTCTGGTGACACCCCTACGCAACTGACTGCACGTCAGATTGTCGAAGGTCAGTCACTGCTGGGTGATCAAGGCGACAAGCTGGCTGCAATCGTTGTTCACCCCAAGGTTTACTACGACCTCAAGGAACGTAGAGCCTTGGACATGATTTACGACGATGCGGGCCAGCCAGATACCGCTGCAGCACAGGGTTCTTTGGCTAACGCCTTTGGCAATGTTGCTGTCCCCACGTTCATGGGGATGCGTGTAATTGTCTCATCGGACGTTCAAACTGCTGGTTCTGGTGCAAGCACCGAATACGCCAGCTACATGTTCACCCAAGGAGCTGTTGGCTCTGGTGAGCAACTCGGACTCCAAACCGAGACTGACCGTGACATCCTCGCCAAGAGTGATGCCATGTCGATTGATCTGCACTACGTGTATCACCCAATCGGTTCTTCGTTCTCCACTTCCGTTTCCAACCCCACGCGGGCACAACTGGAAACTGTGGGCAACTGGACCAAGGTGTATGAGACGAACAACATCGGTATTGTTCGAATTACCACCACCAGCGCTCTGGATTGAGGAGGTAACTAACCATGGCATCCATTTTTGAGGCAACAGCGGGCTCTTTGATTGGCCCGACTACTGGAGGCACTGTCACCCAGGCCACCAACAAGGCAACTGCCGTAACTCTGAACACAGAGTCTGGGCAGATCACCATGAACGGCGCTGAGCTTGCTGGCGCTGCTGAGGTGACTTTCCAAGTCAACAACGACAAGATTGCTGCCACTGATGTGGTGGTGGTCAACCACAGCTCTGCCGGTACTGCTGGCAGCTATCTGGTTCAGGCCAACAGCATTGCTGCTGGTTCGTTCAAGATTACTGTGGCGAACGTTGGTTCGACTGCTAGCGAAGCCATTGTGCTGAGCTTTGTGGCTCTGAAGGGCGCTAGCTCCTGATGGGTCTTTTCGCTTTCAAGCGAATGCGGGAACGTGAGGCTGCTGCGAAAGTGGTGGCCTCTACCCCCAAACGCAAGACTTCTACTGTGACGCCCGATGGCAGTAACAATCGACGCAACAGCGGGCGGCGCAAGCGCCAACAGCTACCTGACGCTAAGTGACGCTCAGGACATTGTTGATGGCATGGTCGAGGATGCAGATGTGACCGCATGGGCCTCTGCTACCACTGACCAAAAGAACCGGGCTCTATACACCGCAACACAACGATTGGATCGTGAGCGGTTCATAGGCGCACGCGCTACCGATACGCAAGCACTGCAATGGCCGCGTACTGGCGTGCGAAAGCCCGATACCTACGTCAACACGTACGCCACTGGCTTTCCTTTCCGCATCTCTGAGGATTACTTCACCGACACCGAGATTCCAGATCAGGTCAAGCGTGCGCAGGTTGTTCTTGCTGTCTACCTGAACAACAACAAAGACGGCATCGGGTTGAGCGGCCTCGAAGATTTTAAGAACGTCCAAATCGGCAACCTCAACGTAACTCCTGACAAGACAGGTGCAGTTGGTGCTGATCGTGTGCCCCCTTTGCTTGAACGGTATCTGACGGGGCTTAGAATTAGTGGACCAGGCAACATCGCTATCAAACGGAGCTGACCATGTACGCAGATCTCTCAGGTGGCTTCGAGTTTATTTCTGATACTGCTGCGCACACCGGCAGGTTCAGCAAGGTGTATTTCAAGGAAGACACTGTGATCAGCGCGATCACGGTGAAGAATGCAACCGGCAACAGCTTGGCTGGTGAAACCTTTGTGGCTGACACTTACATCTGCGGAATTATCACAAGCATCACGCTGACCAGTGGCGCTTGCATTGCCTATAACCTCTGATGGCGCTTGTTGATTCCTTAAAAAAAGTTTCAAGCAAGGTCATCACTAAGTTCGGCGGTGATGTGACCGTGCGCATCGTCACGGCTGGTAGCTACAACACCACAACCGGCGCGATCACGGAAAGCGAAAGCGACACGACGATCAAAGGCATCCTTGAAGATGTAAACCTGCGCGAGGTGAACGAGCTGGTGCAGGCTGGTGACAAGCGTCTCACGGTTGCAGCCGATGACCTCACGACTGCCCCTGAGACTAAGGATCGCGTCGTTATTGGCAGCGTTGTTCATCAGATTATCCGTGTGGAGACGACGGAGCAGGACAACACTGCGATCACTCATGAACTGATTCTGAGGGCATAACGATGGCACGCGAGATCCCGCTAGATGAAATCGGTGACTACTACCGCGAGAGCCTGCGGATCTTGGTTGCTGCTACGACGCTTGAAGCTGAGAAGCGACTAAAGGAAAAGACGCCTGTTTTCTCAAAGAGCAACTACTCGCAGGCAGAGCTTGATGAAATGCCGGAGTTCTTCAAGGTGAACGGCAAAACCGTCCCCCTTAAAAAGTCTATTGACGAGCATGTCGGCGGTCGTTTGCGCAACGCTTGGCAATCTGATCCGGCCAAAGGAGAAGTGACCAACAACATGGAATACGCCGAGCCGGTGATCTATGGAACGAACCTGCCGCCATCTTGGAAAGGACAGTTCCGTACAAGACAGGGCACAGTCCCCGGCTTTCCTGATCTCATCGCTAAGGAGCTTGAGTCATGGGTGAAGCGCGAGTACAACAAGATTGCAAACAGGTGACGCATGGCTGCTGCTGATCTCAACTCCATCAGGGCCACGATCGAAGGCAGGCTTGCGACTGAGCTTGCTAACAGTCCGGCCATCCCTGTCGTGTTTCACAACATGGCGTATGAGCCAACGCCGAACAGCTCATGGGTGCAGTGCCTAACAACCTTCGGGGCAAACGAATATCTAGGCCAAGGTCTGACAACTAACTCCCAAAACCGGATTGTCGGCCTTCTCGTGATGAACATATTTTCCGGCAAAGGCGTAGGGCCTGGAGCCAACCTTGTCATTGGTAAACGCATTCGGGATTTGTATAATCGAGTTATCGTGTCGGGGGTCTACTTCGACGCTCCTTCTGGCCCAGAGGCTTTGGCTTCGCCAAGTCCCGAGGGTTACTTCCAAACACAGGTCCGTGTGGCCTTTGAATTTATCGAGGAACTCTGACCATGGCCGTACTTCGCGGAGAGCAAGGCGCAGTTCAATTTGACGCCGCTGGCTCAAGCAACGCCACCATTGTTGGCACACGCAGCTGGAGCCTTTCAACCACCAAGGAAACGTTGGATGTCTCCAAGCACGGCGACACCTTCCGCAGCTTTGTTGGCAGCATGATTAGCGGCTCCGGCACTGTTGAGCTGGTCTATGACCCTGACGCTACCGGCCAAGCTGCTTTCCTCGAAGATGTTTTGACCACTGCGGATCCTGCAGACGCCACGTTTGAGCTGTTTACTACCGGCACATCTACTGGCACTGATTCTGTGAGTTTCGCTGGAATCATCACTGACATGGAAGTTACTTCCACTGTTGGTGAGATTGACATCGTGACCTGCAATTTCATCACAAGCGGCACCATCACCGGCAACCTTCAGTGATAAGGCTATAGTTTGAACGTATTGTTCAAGCTATTAAATGCCTGCTTCTAAGCGATTTGTGGATGAGCTGGTTGAGGCGTTTGACCTTAACCAGCGCCGCAAGTTTGTTTTGACGCTTCCGTCAGGAGCAACGCGGGATCTTTATTTCAAGCCCATCACCCGTGCCAATCGCAAGAAAGCACAGCAACTCGCTGGTACGGACGAGGCGCTAGACATCAGCACGCAAATGCTGTGTGAGATGGCTGAGTTGGAAGACGGGACTAAACCGTTTGCTGGCGCTGATGTAGCGAAACTGCAACGCGGTTTGCCAGAGACTGTGTTGAACGAGCTTGAGCTGTTCTTATTTGGCGTAGCCGATGAAAGCCAAAGCATCGAAGACGCAAAAAACGACTGAAGCAGGACAGGTGGACTTTCTTTGAGTTCTTCTTGGCCTGCGAATTAGGAATGACAGTCAGCAGGCTTCGCACGGAATTGACCGATGCGGAGCTTGTCCACTTCGCTGCTTACTTTCAAATCAAGGGTGAGGAGCAAGAAAAAACAATGGAGCGCGCAAAGCTTAGACGGCGGTAAGATTGACTTATCGCCGGGTGGCTCGTGGCTCAGGAAACCGTCCTCAGGTTTAGGGTTGAAACTGCCGACGCGAACCGTAAGGTCGCGAAACTTGAGGAGCAGGTCCGCAAACTTGAGGTTGCGTTAAAAAACAGCGGGGGTTCGTCAAGAAAGGCGACCACAGGCATGAAAGCTTTCAGCCAAGGGGCTGGGGCAGCTGGAGTTAGCGCGAAAGCATTAGGCGTAGCGGTAAAAGGTATTCTTGGCCCCTTGTCTTTAGTGGCAACAGCAGCAGGAGCTGTTGTTGGAGGATTTAAGGGTTTCGTTGAGGCAGATAAGGCAAGGGCCGCAGTTAAGACACTTGGCGTCGATGTAAAAACCCTTGAGGGCCAGTTGGTTGGTGTTGTTGCCAGGACAGGCGGCTTAGCGAGCACTAATGAGCTGTTGGCCGCTTCTTACGACGTTGCTTCTGCGGGCTTCGGAAAAGCCGCAGACATCACCAAGATTCTTGAAGCGTCATTGCTTGGCGCTGTTGGCGGTATGACCGACATCGGCACAGTTTCCGATGCGGCAACGAGTGTGATGAACGCTTTCGGCTTGACGACCGATAGCGTCAGCAAAATCGTTGACGGCTTTGTTCAGACTCAGAACGACGGCAAAATTGTTGTCGGGCAGTACGCAAGCCAAATCGGTCGTGTCGCTCCGATTGCAGCCGCTGCGGGTGTCGGTATTGATGAGTTGAACGCAGCAATCTCAACCGTTACCGCACAGGGTGTTCCAGTTGAAAGTACGTTCTCAGGTATCAACCAAGTCATTGCCTCTATCGTCAAACCGACGAGTGAAGCAGCGAAGGCAGCGAAACGGTTAGGCCTGGACTTCAGCAGTGCTGCAATCAAGACCAAGGGATTCGGCGGATTCTTGGAGGATGTGATTCAGAAAACAGGCGGCAGCGAGGTAGAGATCACCAAGCTGTTCGGTTCTGTCGATGCCTTGAAGGCTTTGATGCCTTTGATCAATGATGATCTAGTTACTTTTAACAAGAACCTAGACAATCAGAAAAACGCAACGGGTGCCGCTGGCGATGCTGCCGACATCATGGGGCAGACGGTTTCGTCTCAGATAAGTCAGATTGTCAACAACATCACGACGCTTGTCAGAGGGCTAGATCAAGTTCTTGGGCCTGCGATTAGTGGGCTGCTGGGAATGATCAACGACGTTCTTTCTGCTGCAACAAAAGCGGTTGCGAAGTTGACTGAGATGTTCCAAATGAACGCGGCAAGAAGACAGGCACGCAAAGAGTTAGGTGTCACGATGGGGCGTGGAACTAGGCGGGGAGATCGAGATGCAGTTGAGGCCCGTGCGCAAGAGATTTTTGAAGCAGCGCAAGCGGCATCAGCGGTGCAAACGGCAGTGACTACCACTCAACCCCCTGCCAATGTGATTACGCCAACAGGGGGCGCTTTAGCAGGAACTACAAGTAAGACAGATCCTCTCGCCAGCTTAAAAGGTCAAGTACAAACCCTTAAAGACAAGGTTGCGGTCGAGAAGCAGAGTACGCCGGAAATGCGGCGGCAGCAACAACTTATTAACGACATCGCTGCTCTGACAAGAATTAGAACAGAAGACAATGCCGCTTTGGTTGATGAAGCTATCAAGCTAACTGGCGAATTGTTCCACCAACAAGAGCAAACACGGCGAAACACAGAAGAAGAAAAGAAGAGGAAGAAGGCTGCGGATGATGCGGCGAAAGCGCAGGAAGAGGCGGCACGACGCCTCAATGAACTGTATGCAGCAATCGGCCAAACTATTGAGCAGGAAATAACGGGCGCACTTTTGGGCGCTACAAGCGCAAGTGAAGCTCTAGTCAGCGTTTTGAACTCCGCAAGCCGTCAGCTGATGAATTTTGCGCTTGGCAGTTTTGGCTTTGGTGAGGAATCGGGCACCGGGATCTTCGGCGCAATCGGTGACATCTTTAGGGCTAACGGCGGGCCTGTTAAAGGTGGTAGGTCTTACATCGTTGGGGAAAGAGGCCCGGAAATTTTCACGCCTGGGGTCTCTGGGGGCATTACTCCGAACCATGCAATGGGCGGAGCTAACGTGACCGTAAACGTGGATGCTTCTGGTTCATCTGTTGAAGGCGACTCCGATCAAGCAGCACAACTTGGCAGGATGCTTGGCGCTGCAGTGCAAGCTGAGTTAATCAAGCAGAAACGTCCTGGCGGTCTTCTCGCAAGCTAATGGCCACCTTCCCTTCAATTACACCGACTTATGGGCTGCAAAAGCGCAGCGCACCAAGCGTTCGCAAGGTGCAATTTTCTGATGGCTACGAAGCCCGTCTGACTTTTGGCCTTAATCAAAACCCCAAGACTTACAACTTGACGTTTGAGGTGTCTGAGTCTGACGCCGATACCATCGAAACGTTTTTGGACGCTCGTGCAGACGACAACGCTCCATTCGACTTCACACCGCCAGGAGAAAGCCAAAGCTCGAAGTTTGTCTGTGAGACGTGGAGCAAGTCGATTCCTTACTTGAACCGCGCCACAATTCAGACAACGTTCCGCGAAGTCTTTGAACCGTGATGCCAGTAGAGGTTTGGGCCGCTAACGCTTCTTTTTCTGTTGGTGACGTTCGTCGCCCCACAGTCTCGTATGGAACTGGCTTGTGGTTTCGCTGCACCACTGCTGGAACGACAGGCAGCTCAGAGCCGACATGGCCCACAGATATAGCCAGCACGGTTACGGATGGAACGTGTGTTTGGACTGCAATCAGCAGCGTTTACGACGAGCTGCTGAAACTTGCTCCTAGCGCAGTCATCGAGCTGTTTGAACTGCGTCTGGACAGCAGCCTGCATGGCAGCTCAGACGTGTACCGCTGGCACGGTGGCATGAGTCGCAATGACAACAACCAAAACATCAACGTAGTTTTCAACGGCAACGAGTACACACGGTTGCCGGTCAAGGCAGAAGGATTTGAGTACACCAGCACTGGCACGCTGCCACGTCCAACTCTGACGGTTAGCAATCTCGACAGCACTATGACGGTGCTGCTTGCGTTGGTAAATACAACAACAGCGGGCAATGACCTTGGTGGAGCGGAGGTTCGGCGTATCCGCACGCTGAAAAAATACCTTGATGACATCAACTTCAGCTTTGACAACGTTGCGATCACGCAAGGTGGCGACACCTTGATAACGCAGGCTGGCGACACGTTTAACTTCAGGACTTTGAACAATCCCAGCGGGGTGCCTGATCCAAACGCTCAGTTCCCGCAAGAGCGTTGGTTTATTGACCGCAAAGCAAGTGAATCACGCGACACAGTGACGTTTGAGCTGGCTAGCAAGTTTGATTTGGCTGGTCAAAAGCTGCCGAAACGTCAGGTCATCGCCAACGTTTGCCAGTGGATCTACAAGTCAACTGAGTGCGGCTACAACCCGTCTACCGGCCCAGGCAAGGACATTGATGGCGTCAACTTCAGGCGCTTTGACGTGAACAACGAGGGCGTGACAACTGACGCTGAAGACGTGTGCGGCAAGCGTATTGCGAGCTGTAAGTGCCGTTTTGGCGATAACGCTGAGCTTCCGTTTGGGTCATTCCCTGGTGCAGGTCTTACCAAGTGATGCGGCTGTCAGCAGCCATGAAGGCTGAGATTCTTGAGCACGCTAAGGCTGAAGCGCCTCGTGAGTGTTGTGGCTTAGTGGCTGTCGTCAAAGGACGGCGTAAATACTTTCCGTGCCAAAACATCGCTCAAACGCCTGATGAGCACTTTGTTCTCAGCGGTTGGAACGAAGTAGAGGACCAAGGCGAGGTGGTGGCGATTGTGCATAGCCATCCGATCACGAATCCTCAACCGTCAACAGCTGACCGAGTGGCTTGTGAGAAGTCGGAGCTGCCTTGGTTCATCGTCAATCCAAACACTGAAGCGTGGGGCTACTGCGAACCAGCTGGGTTTGAGCTGCCGTATGTGGGGCGGGAGTTTTCGTTCGGAGTGGTGGACTGCTACACGCTTGTGCGTGATTGGTACGCAAGGGAGTACGGGATTGAGCTAAGGGACTACCACCGGCAAGACAAGTTTTGGGATCGTGGCGAAAACCTGTATATGGACAACTTTGCGGCAGAGGGATTTCGCAAGATCTCAGTAGAGGAGGTGCAGCCTGGGGACTTGATTTTGATGAATTTGGTTTCACCGTTGCCGAACCACGCCGCGATCTACCTAGGTGATTCTCAGATCTTGCATCATGTGCAAGGAAGGCTGTCGAGCAGGGATGTTTACACCCTTGGCAGCAGTTACTATGGCAAGAGCACTGCCTGCGCCTTGAGGCATGAAAGTCGTTAAGGTCTATGGCGCTCTGCGTAAACGGCTGGGTCAATGCCGGTTTGAGTTTGATGTAGCTACACCAGCGCAGGCAATCAAGGCACTGTGCGTCAACTTTCCAGGGTTGGAAAAGTGGCTTATTGATAGTGAAAAAGATGGTGTTGGCTATCGCGTAGCAGTCAGCAAAGAAAAAGTAACTGAGCAGGATGTTAGCTCTTTGCTGATGCCCTTTAGCGACAAAGAAGTTTTTAGCATCACCCCCGTGGTGGCTGGAGCTGGGCGCGGTACTGGGCAAATTTTGGCTGGGGTTGCTTTAGTCGCTTTAACTCTTGTGCCAGGTGGTTTGCCTATCGCAGGCACTCTTGCAACCAAGATTGGATTGCTTGGTGGCTCTTTAATTTTGTCAGGTATTGCTACGGCAATCTCGCCACAACCTGACATGGGTTTAGAGCGTGGACGAGAAGCGGCCAAGCTTGAATCTTTTGTGTTCAACAATGTAGTCAACACCTCCAAGCAAGGCTTGCCTGTGCCAATAGCCTATGGACGGGTGTTTGTTGGTTCAGCGGTGCTGTCCAGCGGTCTCGACGTTGATCAAAAACGAGCATGACACAAACTAAGTACGTTCAAGGTGCTGGTGGTGGCGGCGGCAAAGGCGGTGGCGGTGGTTCACGCACGCCTACTGAAGCAGACGATACTCTGCAGTCGATTCAGTTTGCCAACGTGCTGGATTTAGTCAGTGAAGGCGAGATTCAAGGGCTAGACGATGGCAACAAAAGCATTTTTCTAGACGACACCCCAGTTCAAAACGCAGACGGCAGCAACAACTTTTCTGGCTACACCGTTGTTACGCGCAATGGCACTCAAGCGCAGAACCACATTCCTGGCGACTTTGGATCAACTCAAGTCGAAAGACCCGTAAATGTAGAGGTTGTAAACGCAACGCCTGTAACGCGTACGGTCACTGGAACGGAGGTTGATCGTCTTCGTGTAACGCTAACAATTCCTAGTCTTCAGAAAGTCGAAGATGATGGCGACATTGTTGGTCATAGCGTTCAGATCAAAATTCAAATTCAGTATGACGGTGGTGGTTTTAACGATGTAGTTACAGACACGATTAGCGGCAAGAGTAGCAACCGCTATCAGCGTGACTACATGATTACGCTGAGCAGCAGCACAAATGTGCAAGTTCGCATGGTGCGAGTTAGTGCTGACGAGACAAGCAGCAAAATTGCCAGTACAACTATTTTTCAAAGTTTTACCGAGATTATCGATGAGAAGTTCAGCTACCCAAACTCTGCGCTTGTTGCGCTTCGTTTTGACTCGCGTGAGTTCAGCAGTATCCCAAGCCGTAAGTATCTGATTCGTGGGATCAAGGTCAAGATTCCAAGCAATGCAACGGTAGACACCACCACGCATTTGGGGCGAATTACGTATTCCGGCATCTGGGATGGCACGTTCCAAGCTGCGACATGGACAAACGATCCGGCTTGGTGCCTGTATGACCTGTTGATCTCAGATCGTTATGGCGCAGGTATTCCTGAAGACACGCTCGACCGATATGACTTTTTCTCCGTGAGCCAATACTGTAATCAGCTTGTGGATGATGGCAAAGGCGGTCAAGAGCCACGATTCAGCCTCAACATGCTGATTAACAGCCGAGCTGAGGTTTACAACGTCATTCAAGAAATGACAGCCATTTTTAGAGGCATCGCCTACTACGGCGCAGGCTCTCTTGTCCTTAACCAAGACAAGCCAACCGATTCAAGCTATGTGCTTGGTCCGTCAAACGTAATCGATGGCTTGTTTGAATACACTGGAACATCTCAAAAAGTTCGTCATACTGTTGCAACGGTTGCATATCAAAACTACGACACTCAAGGCGATACAGAGTTTGAGTACGTCGAAGATCATGATGCTGTTGCCAAATACGGCATCATCAATAAAGACATAAAGGCTGTTGGCTGTTACAGCCAAGGGCAGGCGCACAGGATTGGTAAGTGGACGCTTCTGTCAGAGCAGAACTTGACTGAGACTTGTCAGTTTGCTGTTGGCATTGAAAGCGGCATTATTCTTCGCCCAGGGCAGGTTGTAGACATTGCTGATCCAGTAAGAGCTGGTGTCAGGCGTAGTGGTCGCGTTCGTTCTGCCACAACAACTCAGCTGACGGTTGATAGCAGCACCAACCTGTCAGTCAGCGTGGCAACCAGCGATAACGATCCAAAAGTGTCGGTCATGTTGCCCAGCGGTATTGCTGAAACACGCAGCATCCCGGCAGGTGGTATTCAGCCACAAGCCAATGGAACGGCAACGATTGACGTGACATCTGCGTTTAGCCAAGCACCTACGGCTGGTTCGGTGTTTTTGGTGCAAACATCTGACATCCAGTCACAACAGTTCAGAGTTCTTTCTGTTACTGAAACAGATGATGGTGTTTATGGCGTTAGCGCAGCTGCTTACAACGGCACGATCTACGACGCAGTTGAGTCTGACAATGAGCTGACCAACCGTGACATCACCAATCTCTCTGCAGTACCTAACCCTGTTGATTCAATTTCAGTAGAGGAGTTTCTCTACGAAACAGGTCAGGGTGTGTTTGTTGGTGCGTCCGTTAGCTGGCAGCACGATCGAGTCAACATCAGCGAGTTCCGCGTCCAGTTCCGCATTGACGATGACAACTTCGAGACGCTGACCACTGCATCACCGTCGATCACCATCCGTGACATTCGAGCTGGCAACTTGCAAGTGCAGGTGCAAGCCAGAAACTACTTGAATCGCGGCAGCGTCATCACAACCAACACGTTCACGATTGAGGGCAAAACCGCTCCACCGCAACTGATTACAGATACATCAGACGCAAACTACATCGACTTCGACATGATCCCGGTCAACGGGCAGGCCAAGTTGACTTGGCGTCAGTCTCTTGACCTTGACGTGCGAAATGGCGGTCACGTCAGGCTGCGTCACTCACCCAACACCTCAAACGTCACTTGGAGCAACTCAACCAGTATCTCTGAGGAGATTGCAGGCGCTGCAACGGAAGCCTACGCAGATCTGAAGTCTGGAACGTACTCAATGAAGTTCATTGACTCTGGCGGTCGCGAGAGTCAAAACTTTGCTCTGATCGAGTACACGAAGCCGGAGCTTGAGAGCACTGAGGAAGTGTCGGCGTTGTCAGCTACAGAGGATCCGACATTTCCTGGAACGAAAACCAACCTCAGCGTTGATAGCACTGACCAAGAGCTGGAGATGGCAGCAAACGGCTCTGTGCTGCACACGACTGGAGAGTATGTGTTCAACGGCAATCCGTTTACGTTGACGCATGTTGGAAGCCTGCGGCTTGAAAGCACTCTGCGAGCCCGGTCTTACTTCCCAGCAACCGACCTGCTTGATGATGTTCCAGACTTCGACTCGATCGTGGATTTTGACGGCACCACGCCAACCACATGCGATGTCAAGTTGTACGTGCGAACGACGGAAGACGATCCAAGCGGATCACCTACTTACACCTCATGGCGTCACTTCAACAATGCAGAGATTAAGTGTCGTGCGTTTGAGTTGAAGGCTGAGTTTGAGACTAACGACGACACCGCCCAAATTTCAGTAGACCAACTGCGCGTTAAGGCGTTGATGCCTTTCCGGTCGTTGTCTGGCGAAGTTACGACTAGCACAACAGGTGATACGACCGTCAACTTTGGAACGGGCAATAGGTTCTACGTCAAACCGTCGATTGGCATCATCTTTGCTGCGTCTAACACCACGGATTACTACGTCATCTCAAACGACAGCAGCGGTTCCAGCTTTGACATCTCCGTCTACAATTCAAGCAACACCCGGATCGCTTCAACGGTCCGCTGGAATGCTGTCGGTTACGGACGAGGCTAATGGCACAAGCAGACCAGCAGATTCAAAATGCCAGCGGCAGTTCTGTCCGTGCTGACCTTAACAACAACTTCGACGCGCTATTCAGTAACAACTCTGGATCGTCTGAGCCATCAACAACCACAGCGTTCATGTGGTTTGCTGATTCTGCGAACGATGCGTTGAAGATCCGCAATGCTGCGGATTCTGCCTTCATTACCGTCGGCACGCTTTCTCAAACCAATCTCGGTTTGGCTGTAAAGGCAAGCCCTACGTTTACCGGCAACGTTGGCGTACCTGCTGGAACGGTTAGCAGCTTGCCGATCCGGCGATCTGACGACACCAACACGGGGATTTACTTCAGCGCAGCTGACACGCTTGATATTGCAACGGGTGGGACGCGCCGCGCTCACTTCGACAGCAACGGCATTACGATCCGTGATCGCAAGGCTTTAAGGCTGCGCGACACGAGCAACAGCAACTTTGTTGCGATTCGCGCTCCAGACAACGCAGCAAGCGACATCACGTTGACGTTGCCTAGCAGCGATGGCAACGCAAATGACGTGTTGCAGTCAGATGGCAGCGGCAACCTGAGCTTCACTGCTTTGCCTCAGGCTGTGCCGACTGGATCGGTCCACTTGATGGCTAGCACAACTGTGCCTAGCGGCTATTTGAAGTGCAACGGTGCAGCAGTCAGCAGGACGACTTACGCCGATTTGTTCAATGAAATTGGCACGGCGTTCGGCGCAGGTGACGGGTCAAGCACCTTTAACGTTCCAGATCTACGCGGCGAGTTTGTCCGTGGTTGGGACGATAGCCGTGGCGTAGACAGCGGTCGCAACTTTGCTACTGCTCAAGGCGACCAAAACAAGCAGCACAACCACAGTGCTTCCGCGACTTCAACCGTTTCTGACCCTGGTCACAACCATGTTTATATCGACCAGCAAGCTCATAACGAGGGTTACAGGCCCTGGAAGGCAGGCGACAACGACTGCGGACAAAGGAATAAAAACACGAGTAATGCCTTTACTGGAATTAGCGTCTCAACGTCAGTCAGTGTTGCCAACGATGGTGGCAATGAGGCCAGACCTCGTAACATTGCAATGATGTACGTCATCAAAACGTAAGCGTCATGGCCAATATCAAGATCACTGAGCTGAACGCTGCCGGTTCGCTGGCGGCGACCGATGTGGTGCCTGTTGTTGACGTAAGCGCAGACGAGACAAAGAAAATTACGGCTACTGACCTGTTCCGCACGCTGCCTGATGGAACGGCAGCTGCTCCAGCTTTGGCGTTTAGCTCGGACCAAGCAAACGGTGTTTACCTTGCTGGTACGGATACGGTTGGCATTAGCACTGGTGGAACGCAGCGCGTAACGGTTGACGGCAGCGGCAACGTCACTATTTCTGGCGACCTCCAAGTGGATGGAGCCACTACAACCGTTCAGTCAACGACGGTCACGATTGACGACAAGAACATTGAGCTGGGCTCTGTTGCATCACCTAGCAACACCACTGCTGACGGTGGCGGCATCACGCTGAAAGGTGCGACTGATAAGACTCTGAAGTGGATTAACAGCACTGGTTGTTGGACGTTCAACCAGCCGATGAACTTCAACGATCACGTTCGGATCGATAGTTCTGGCCGCGTTGGCATCGGTACCTCGTCGCCCGCACATGATTTAGATATTTCACCTTCTAGTGGAGCCGCTGAATTAAAAATTTCTGGCGCAGAAGGTCAAGAGGCAAGTATTAGGCTTTTTGCGGATCAAGGTGATGATGCTGCTGACATTAAAAGACTTCTCACTGATACTTCTGGAAATTTCAAGATTCAGCATTACTCAGGGTCAGCTTATGTTGATTCGATGGTTATCGACAGCTCTGGCAGAATTGAATACAAACACAACACATACCTGACTGCTAAAGATTCTGCTGGTAGCGGTTATGTAGAGCTGTTAAAAGCAAACGCTAGTAATCAGACTGTTATTGCTAATAATAAAAATGCTGGCATTGTTTTTGTTAATACAAACACCAACGAGTTGGCACGCATCGACAGCTCTGGCAATGTTGGCATCGGCACCTCGTCGCCTACGTCTTACGCAAGCTCCCAAACGACTTTAGTAATTGAAGATAGTGCTAACCCTGCTATCTGCTGGAGCGACACTGGTCAAACAAGGGATTGGTGGGCTATCGCTTCAGGTTCTGCGTTGTCATTTAAGTACGCAGATGGCGGTGGATCAGGCAGTCCCACAAACGTAACCAATGTTCTTCAGTTAGATAACTCCGGCAACGTCGGCATTGGCACTACGTCGCCTTACAGTGCAGCTGGTTATAACTCATTGACATTAAATGGGTCAACTGGTTCTCAAATTAGATTTAGAACTGGCGATACCGATAAAGGACTTATTTATAATACTTCTTCAGCTTTTAACATCTATTCTTTCTCGGGTGTACCTTTAGTTTTTCACGCTGGCGCCTCCGAGCGGATGCGCATCGACAGCTCTGGGCGGTTGTTGGTTGGCCTGACCAGCGGCAGCAATAAGTTGCATGTAAAAGAAACCAATACCAATACAATCGTTGGTGTTGTTGAAAGTAGTCAATCATATGCCTTTCTGAGCCTGCAAGCGTCTGGAACCACCGCTGGTGCAGTCAGAGTAGGTGCGAATGGCGACGATTTTGTTATTCGTAACGCTACTGAGTCGGTGCGCGTCACCAGCTCTGGCAATGTTGGTATTGGTGTGACGAGTCCCGCTGCAAAATTAGACGTTGCAGGGAACGTTAAATTTGCGAATAGCTCAAGCAACTTTCAGGCAGATTTTGTTGCAAACAACTCTGCAATTCTAAACTTTACTACTGGCACTAGCGAAGGAGTCATACTTCGCTCTGATAAATACTTGCGTTTAGATACAGGTGGCTCGACCGAGCGTTTACGCATCGACAGCTCTGGGCGGTTGTTGGCGGGAACGTCTAGTTCGTCTGTAGCAGCTAGGGCTATTTTTCAGGCTTCATCTGGTGGAAGTGGTGGTGGAATTCTTATACTTGCTCGCGGAACATCGACTCCAACTAATAATCAAACTTTAGGCGAATTATATTTTTCTGATAGCGGTCACACTCACTCAGCTGAGATTGTGGCAAAACGCGATGGTGGTACTTGGACTTCTGGTAGTAGTCAACCTACCCGCCTAGAGTTTTCCACCGCAGCGAACGGCGCAAGCAGCCCGACTGAGCGACTTCGCATTACATCAACTGGTGCGTGGGCGATTGAAGGCGCATCGAACTACGGCACCAGTGGTCAGGTTCTAACCAGCAACGGTAACGACTCACCGACCTGGCAAGACGCTTCAGGTGGTGGTGGAGCGACTGGCGGTGGTTCGGACCAGTGGGTTGTTGAAACTGACCAGACCGTAACCACCAGCTATGAGCTGGGTTCTGGGAAGCACGGAACCACGGTATCGCCCACGATTAACAGTGGAGCTACGATCACAGTGCCGTCTGGCGCGATCCTCGTCATTCTCTGATTATGACCCTCAAACTAAACGGCACGAACTCTGAAGCTGCACCTGCTTATGCAGGCGATGACGCTGATACAGGTCTGCAGTGTGGAACGAATGAGCTGAAGCTGGTTACTGGTGGATCGGCACGCGCAACGGTTGATAGTTCAGGGCGGATTGGCATTGGCACGAGTACACCTAGCGATGCAAATTCAAATGCAGACGATCTAGTTATTCAAGCAACTGGTTCTGGTGCCGGGATAACAATTTTTTCTGATACTGACAATTTCGGGAACATCTTTTTTGGAGACGGTTCCTCGGCTGCTCACCGAGGAAGGGTAAGGTACGATCACACAAACGATGCTTTAACGTTCTCAACATCCGCAAATGAGCGTTGTCGGATCCTTTCAGGTGGCGGCTTAACTTTTAACGGCGACACAGCTGTTGCAAACGCTCTCGACGATTATGAGGAGGGCACTTTTACAGGTAGGTTTAATAACCAAGACGACGACGCAACTGTTTCTCACGGCAATCAGACAGGATATTACGTCAAAGTTGGCAGTCTCGTGCATTTCTCTCTGTACTTTGACGACATAGATGTCTCCTCTGTTGGTTCAATCAGTAATGCCAGCATTTACGGCCTTCCTTTTACTTCTTTAGGCTCGTCGCAGCATTATTCTGTTGTCAATATCATCCATAACACAATCCTTACTAACGCTGCTGGCGGTTATGTTAATACCAACTCAACGAAGATATTCCCTACAGACGTAGGATCAACTACGACTTCAACTTTTTCTACAGGCACAAACAAGCGCCTAATGATAGGCGGGACTTACCGTGCCGCTTAAGCCCGAAACGGCTCAAAACTACGCCTAAACCTGTTTCGTTCGGAGAACGTCCCTAATGGCCATCACCAAGCGCATTGAACTCAGAGAAGAAATCCTGCCTAGCCAAGTTATCCAAATCCGCACCACCACTGTGGTTGAAGAGGATGGTGTCGAGCTGGCGCGTAACCATCACCGCCATGTTGTTGTTCCTGGTCAAGACGTGACTGGTGAAGCGCAGGAGGTGCAGGACATCGCAGCAGCGCTCTGGACCGCTGATGTCATCGCTGCCTACAATGCTTCTATCGCGGACAATACTCCTGCCTGATTATGAGCATCAAACTGAAAGGCAGCAGCGACGGCAGCGTTTCACTCGACGCACCATCAGACACCAGTCCATCTGGAACGGATGTAAGTTTTACTTTGCCGACTGCTGATGGTTCAAGCGGGCAAGTTATTCAAACAAACGGCAGTGGCGCACTGAGCTTTACGACCATTTCAGCAGATCCTGATGGTGCATTTAGAAGCACTCAGGTATTTACTGATAGCGGCACATGGACTAAACCAAGTGGTCTTACGCGGGTGCGTGTTTATGTGACTGGAGGTGGTGGCGGTGGAAAAGGAAGGACCGCAAATAATTCAGAGGGGGGCACTGGTGGAGCAGCAGGAGGAACTGCGATCAAAGTCATTGAGGCAAGTTCTTTAGGATCAACCGAAACAGTAACTGTTGGCGCTGGTGGTGCCTCCAGTAACGCTGGTCTTGCTCAAGCAGGAAGCGGGGGAACTTCTTCATTCGGATCCCATTGCAGTGCAACTGGCGGTTCAGGAGGAGATAGGCCAGGTGGTAGCCCTTATATTGACGGTGGGGTTGGATCTAGCGGTGATTTGAATATACGAGGCAGCGCTCCTGTTACCTCAAGGGAAACTGTTGATGATTCAGGCTCTCCTGGAGGTGATTCATTTTTTGGTGGCGGTGGACGAAGCGCAAAAACTGACGGAACTTACGCTCACGGCGCTACTGGTCAACTGGGCTCTGGTGGAGGCGGTGGAAATACAGCTGGTAATGGCGCAAATGGTGGCTCTGGTGTCGTCTATGTGGAGCAATTTTTCTGATGAAGGCACTAATTTTTCAAAACAAAGTTGTTGATTTGGTTGATGCTGAATTTCCAGTGTCATCCGAGATGCAGTGGATGGATGCACCTGAGGGATGCACAACTAAATGGGTTCTTGAGGATGGTGCAATAGTTGCGCCTCCTTCCCCGTCAACAGAAGAGTTGATGTCTAGACTTCGCTCTGAACGCAACTATCTTCTCTCTAAAACCGACTACCTTGCACTTGCCGACTCAACTCTTACCGATGAGATGAGGACGTATCGTCAAGCATTGCGGGATCTTCCCGCTAACACCAGCGATCCAGCAAACCCCACTTGGCCCGTAAAGCCTTCCTGAGATGAGCACCATTAAGGTCAACTCAATCAAGAACACCTCCACGGATGATGGTGGCATCGCGATTGACAACAGCGGTCACGTTCAGGTTGACGGTCAACAGCTGCCGACTGCTGGTGCGTTGAGCAATCGCAATATGCTCATCAATGGCAGTCATGACGTAAACCAAAGGGATCAGGGAAGTTTTACGCCTTCTCATAATAATTTTTGCAGCGATCGTTGGAGGATGGAGTTATCTGACGCAAGTAAATATACCGCCGAACAAAGCAGCACTTCTCCTGATGGGTATCGAAAAAGCCTAAAAATTACATCGTCTAGTGCTTTTACGCCTGCCTCTGACGATTATTTTCTTGTTACGCAAGACATCGAAGGTTTTAATTCAGCTCCTGCAGCATTTGGTTCGTCAGCTGCAAAATCAGTTACCCTTTCTTTCTGGGTTAGGTCTA